TTTAAAATTCCAGGATAATTTTAATATCTTCTTTTTGACGTGTGTTCCTAGTAATCAGGGGTCTATTATCCAAATAGATAATCTCTCCTGAATTTTTATTTATCTCAGGACTTGCAACGCCATTTGTGAAGTTGATTCCCAAATTAATAACTTTAGTACCAGATGGGTTTGTACTGACTCCTATAAAACCAGTATCAATAGCTCCTATGAAACCGCTACTGGAACCAGTAACTGGGTTTGATGAGGATGAAAATGGTAAAGTCTTTGCAGACGTTGATACTCCCACATAATCAGTTTCATCAAATGTGGTCTGGTTATAATAAAGAGAACGATCTTGGATGTATTTTAAAACCTTGGTCTCACTATCATATGATGCAACCCAACCAACTGCCAAACCATTGGAAACAGTTTGAACTATTTTTTCACCAATTAATGGAACACCTGTTACTGATGAAAACTTTAAAGCATAAGTTGATGAAAATTGACTTCCTGTGAATGTTGAAGTGGAACCAATTGAAGTTGGATTTTTTATGATTCCAACTTGGGAAAACTTCGTATCAATTGGAAAATCACGACTTGAATCATCAAACCTTGCATATAAAAGAACTTTATCTGTTCCTAGTTCTTTGTAGAGATCATATCCATGACCTCTAGATGGGGGAATAATTGGTATTAACTTTGCAGGAGTTGCTGAAGCACTTCCATTTATTGGACCCAAATCGACCATACCGTAACTGTATCCTTTTCCACCCACAGAAACTGTAGTGTTCGTTATTTTTCCATTTTCTACATCAACAACTACCTTACCACTAGTTCCATCTCCAAGAATATTTAATTCTTGACCTAAACCATTTGAATAATTTGCACCTTGCTTATCAATATAAACTGTTTTTATTTGGTTCTGATTGACTGTAGAATCGCCATTTTCACGAACAGCTTGTATTTGTGCGTCTGTAGAACTATCCCAATTTGATGGTACTGTAATATACTCAGTAGAATCAAACTTGATAATATCAGATGGAGTTACTGTAAACAGATACTTCCAAATATATCCATCACCACTTTCTCCAGCTTTCGATGGTTCTAAATCTGTAAAAGTTGGTTCATCTTGAGATGCATTTCCAGTAGTGTTAATTCCAGATGAACCATTTTGAATACAAATGTAAACTTTGTATTGTGAGTTCATTACATAATAGTTGGCATCATACAATCTGGTAGATTGTGTAGCTGGAGATGGGTTATAAACACTATAATCATGACGATACATTTCATATCTTGTTCCTTTTGCCCAATCAATTCTTCTAACTACTCTCTTTACATTTGCAGAAGTTACTTTTTTACCAAACAACATCGTATCAGATGTGTGAGAATTATATTGAAAATTATCAATTGGGTTTGGTACGTTTGTATTCCATGCAGTCGATCTACCAAAACCAACTTGTGCTGGGTTTGGTAGACCTAAAAAGATATAGTAAGAATTTGAGTCATTATCAACAGACTCTATAAAATTATTAGCGTTTAGTATCCTAAACTGGTCTGTAACAATTGCCGCCATCTTATCAGCTTTTTTCTATATTTATACTATACACTGGACTGCTTTCTAATGGCACCCAAATCTCTTAAACCAAAACCTTTTCTTTGGATGGATGGATAATTTGTTAGTTGATTGTCAGCAGTCAAACCAGAAACTCCAATTGACACTGGAGATGAACTTCTAGTTATACCAGATAGTTTACCCCAAGAATATTTACCAACTGGAGAGTTAGATGTTCCAGTAGTTGCAACACCAACAACACTACTATTTGAATGAATATTTGCAGTAATTACCGCGTTAGTTCCAGAAACACTTATCGAATCAATATTGTAAATATTATCTACATATGATGTAGAAATTGCAACAGTATCACTATTATTTGAATAAATTGAAGTTAATCCTGTACCAACATTAGTATCTTTAATGTAAATTGGATAATTTGTACTTAAACCTGCAAATCCATTAGGACCCTGAATAAAGAACTTAAGTGCCAACTGACCACTATTATTTGTCGTCGTAATGCCAGTTACAATGCCAGAGAATCCTTCAACTGTAGTAATATTAGTTACTTTTTCAGTCTTAACAGTTGGAGTAGAAATGATAACCTGTGGGGGAAGAGTATAACCGTATCCTGGATTTACTACAGTTAGTAGAGAAATTACCCCTCCACTAATATTTGCAACCGCTGTGGCAGTTGTACCAATTCCAACACCAACAACTGGTGGTCTTGATATTTTCACGGTTGGGGCACTGTCATATCCAACGCCACTGAAAACGACATTCAGTCCAGAAATAGTACCAGCAGCAGAAACAGTTGCAGTTGCCGATGCAGACACTACGGTTTTTTCTTCAACTATCAATCCCTGTACATTGGCAATGTTTATTCCATAATTATTTTCCTCATAGTTGAAGAACTGGGCATCATCAACAAATATTTCTGTAGTGGATGATGAAATATCCTTAATAATTTTTGCTGTAGGATAAATTTGAGTTTCAATAGAGTCTCTACTCTTAAAGATGTAGTCATTATTGATAATTTTATCTCTCTTCTGTTTAATCCACGTTATTGGTCTATAATACGTCTCATTAATTCCTGGTCCTGTATAAATGTTTGTTTCTAACTTATCAGAAGATGGAATATTATCTACATTTCTACTATTTTGATTGAAAGTGTCGATATTGAGGTTGTTTCTCAATAACTCAACTTCATCTCCAATTTTAATACTTTCATCTACGTTTACTAAGAAAGAATCATCTCCCTTTGTTCCTCTAAAGAAGAATATTGCAATTTTATCTTCTGGTTTTGGTGGATCACTGAAAGTAAATGATGAACCTCCGGTAAATTCATAAGAAACACCTGGTTGCTGTATCACACCGTTTATAAAAATTATTAATACAGCATTTAAATTAATTCTTGATGATGTTGTATCTAATGGGTCAATTTCAAAACTCAATAATTGACCATTATAATAAAGTGGGAATCTCTTTCTATTTCCATTTTGTAGATTTTGTACAGAATCAATATAGTCTAATTCTCCAAATTGCCATGCTGAGAATGAATCTGTAAACACATCTAAAGCAGTCAGTTCAAAATCTGCTAATGGAGAAGCTAAACCAGATGCAGTAACTAAACCAACTGGTTTAAATCTATCCCCTCTTCTAAACCCATATCCAGGTCTAGCAATTTTGAACGATTTTACTTCAAATAATGTTGAACCAATTCCAGTTGTAGAAACCGCACCAACATCTAAAGTAACTAATAGATTTGATCCTGTTGCTGTAGTAGCTCCAATACCTTCTCTATAAACTCCAGTTACTGGTAAGTTTTGATATGATGGTTCTGGTACAATAATTCTTGGGTTAACATATCCAGAACCAGATGAAACAACTGTAAATGCCAAAGTTCCGCCAGCACCAACTGTTGCAGTAATATTAGCTGCTGTTCCTGTGTGATTGGGGTCTGTAATTCCAATTGATACGTTTCCATAGTATCCAGAACCACGAATATCTGTACTACCAATACCTACAGAAACAACCCCACCAGAACCATTCAATACTGCTGTTACGGATGCTCCCACAAGAGGTGCAAATCCTCTTCCGTTGGTAGAACCATAAGAAACAATTACGCCACCTCTTGGAAGTTGATTTTGGTTGATGTCATCATTTGAAATAACCTTTTGACCGTTCGTTGATGTAATTCCAGTGAAAGAAACTTTATTCGTGATAAATTCATAATTGTTTCCAGCATTATTTGGTGTAGTTGGAGTTTGGAATATATCATTTAAGAATAAAACTCCATTTCCAGTTGTTGTTAAATCTGTACTTATTCCTTGAACACTTAAAGAATAAGTTTGACCAATTCCAGTAAACTGATCTGAAATATCATCATATACTAGGTTTGTTGTATAGTTATTTCTTAAGAAGACTCTACCATTGAACGATGTTTTTGGATATAGTAAGTTTGAAAGATTTCTAACTTGTGTTGGATTTCCCTTTGGAGGATTACTAAAGTGAATCTTACTTCCAGCAATATTATATGCTCCTCTATAAAGTTCTACTTTCTGTCCATTTGTGAGAGTTGTTGTAGAACTTCCTACAGCTCCGCGTTTTACCTCAACAATTGGGAAAGTTCCTAATCCAATAATTGGTCCTGTGTTAGTTGTACCTATACCAACACCTATAACCTCCATAAATTCATTTCCAATTTTCAAGAAATCTGTAGGTTTAATGGAAGAAATTCCTGAAAGGGCAAAGTAAGTTTTACCTGCAGATACATTACCAAAGTTATTTGCAACATTATACGAGATAGGAACAAATGACAGTGGTTTTTGTACAACACCATTAAGAGAAATGATAGTTTTATCAAGTTTCTTAACCATTTCAAGTTTGTGTGCATTTCCAGTTCCAACTGATGTAAATGTTACATATATTCCAACACTA